GCTGGCGGCAGGACTTGGAGTTACCTCAACTATCAAATGCCTCAATACAATGGCGCGCGTTTCCCATGGGCGATTGAGGCTGAAATTAAGGGACCATACGGCGCATTGGATAGAGTTGTCGCATCAGGATATACTAACGTAGGAGATGGGTTCATATTCGGGTTATCGGGTGGCTTCTTAAGATTCTGGACTGGCGGAACAACCATTACAGCATCTGACCTAGCAGAACCAACGGCGTACCATAAAATACGATTCGTATGGGACGGTACAGCCGGAAAGCTTTACCGTACGACAAGCGCACCTCATACGACGTTCACTGAGGTAGGTGGGTACAGTGCAAACACGGTCAATGGTACAATCGGTGGAGCGTATACAAACTTGAGAATTGGGGCTCTTCCAAACCCTGATGTTAACCATTGGAGTGGCAAGATTGGTTACATCAAAATTGCTAAAGGATTTAATCCAGCATCAGGTCCGTTTGCATATGACGGCTGGAGAGACCAAGGCTCACGCGCGCATCACTTGAACTTAGGTGATCTTATCAGTGCAAAGCGAATGATCGGGCAAGAGTCCACAGCATTGCAAACTCAGTACGCACGATTCTCAACACTCGATCAGAACGCATCTGCGAACTCTCTCAAAGATGTGTACGCCTCGACTTTCGTTCTGACCCGGTCAATGACCGCTGGTAAAGTGCCTGAGTTAAAGATTGAATGGGACCGAGTAGGTAACCAAGATTCATCTCGCATCGAGGGGATCATTGGCGAGTATTCAAAATAAGGAGATTGTATGGAACAGATCGTATCAGTTATTGGGTTTATTTCTCTTAACTACCAGGCAGTACTTGCGGCAATTGTTGCACTATTCATCGCAATGGCAGCTCTACTCAGTGCAATTTCAGCAGTGGCCGCATTTATTCCTGGCCCTGAACCTGAGAGGACTGCGTCTAAGATCGCCGGCTTTTTTTCCAAGATTGCCGACTTTCTAAGCAAGTTTTCTCGGAAGTAACATGCAAGTATTCCCGATGTTGTTGGCTCTACTCAAGGCCGTACCTGCCATCAAGGATCTCTTTGATAGGTTCATGGTCTGGTACACTGAGAGAGAGATTGCGGGTATGCGTAGAGACAATGCGTACGCGCTGATTAAGGTGGTTAAAGAGCATGATCAAAGAGAATTGGAAAAAGCGATTGGCAACATACTTCCGGGTAAACCGAGTGGGGATGCTGGCAGTAGGATTGTCCCTAACCGCCCTCCTAACACTTAGTAGCTGTGTCACTAGAGGACAGGTCCGCGCTGAAGTATGGATGCAATCGGGCATTCCTATTGAGCTATGCCATGCACAACCTGATTTGAGATTGTATGGCATTTACCGAAAGTTAGATTCAGGACAGTACGAGTTTATCTCCTACTGCGATGAGACGGCGGACGAGGCAGGGAAGCTTAGTCCGAATGTTCAGAACTACATCGTGTTCAATGCAGCGAAGTTCTATGCAATCTTGGATCAGCTCCTGCCCAAAGGGCGTAAATGACAACTAGAGTGATTAAGAAGCTGATCGTTCACTGCTCTGACTCACCTGATGAGAGGGTGACAGTTGATGCGGCTGAGATAGACAGGTGGCACCGTGAGCGTGGGTTTGCGAAGATCGGATACCATTACGTCATTAAGCGTGACGGGACACTGGAGACGGGCAGGCGTGAGTCTGAAGTGGGTGCGCACGCAGCGGGGCATAACTCTGACTCTATCGGCATTTGTCTGGTGGGTCGGTCGGTTTTTGATCCAGCCCAGTATGCGACGCTGTCTAAGATCCTTTCATTCCTAATGCTGAAATATCGCCTGACAGCCTCTGATATTTACGGTCATAAGGACTTTGATAAGGGTAAGACGTGTCCGAATATCCCCACCGATACACTTAGGACACTGGCTCTTAAAGAGATCATGGATGCCGAACACCGTAGAAACCTTGCTGTATGACCGATATTGAAGAGTTGGTCCTTGAAGGGATACCGTTTCCACCTAGCAACAACGGGCTCTACGCTACGTCTAGGCAGGGAAGGCGCTTCCCATCACAAGCCCATAAGAGTTATACTGCACAGTGGCATCTTTATGCAATTATGCACAAGGACGGAATCATGGCCTCATCAGCTGTGGTGAAAACATGGGTGGCCCTAGGCTTTGGGCTTCAAGTCCATTGCACATTCTACTCACCTGCCTGGGTAACGAAGAAACACAAGACCGCTAAGATGGACGTGCAGAACAGGGACAAGATCCTAATAGACAGCCTATTTGGCTCTATAGGAGTCGATGACAGTGAGATCATCACATGCACCTATCAGAAGAGCTTGAGCCAACTAGAGCAGGTTAAGGTGATTATACGCCCATGCCTGATGCAGAGCTTTGAGCTTGCGGATGAGATGATTCACAATGTGAGGGAGATTTGATTTTTTAATTCCCGGATCTACTTTTTTAAAGTAAACCCGGGATTGAATATTAGCGTCTTAGAGTTAACAGAACTCAATCCGAGTGGAAATACTAAAATCTAATATTCTAGGTAGAGTGAGGGTACCGACTAGACGCTACTCTACTGAAGATGCGCAATGCGGAGAGTGCGAGCGCGAGTACGAGGTGTTCTCTGTGGGGGAGGTCGTTAGGTGGACCTGATTTTAATCAAGGTGTCTGTGATGGGCATCGGATTGAACTGGACCTAACTAAGTCGTGGGGGGGGAATCTCCATGAGACTGTTTGATACCGCAGAGGTGGGGTGAGTGCTGAAAACTATCAGGGCGTAACAACCTGAAAAGAATCCCCGCCATAGGCTAGTAGTTTACGCGAAAGCCTTGCAACTGAAGTGAAGGCCTAACTGTGGGTTAAAGTTAGTTCTTATGCGTCAGGGTGCAGATACTGAATTGGAGTTCTTTTTTTTTAAAAGAGTTCTCCAATATGTCGGTATTCTGCGCCTTCGTTCAGAGCCTTCAGTGGGTTAAAATCAAGAGTTAATCATTGTACAACGTCAAATCAGATACACGCCTTGAAGCAAATCCCGGTTCTTTCTTAGATTCTTTAGAATACTTTGGCAGGTTTGTGAGTGCTGTTTGATCGAGCGTACCTACGTATCTTGGATGCGTTTGATTAAAGTTGTCATCCAGTTGATTCAGTCGACTGACTATCGTGAGTACGTCACGCTGGAGCGTATAGATATCGTTACTCAAGATCCGGATTCTCTCTTCTAACTCCTTGATCTTTTGTTCCACTGTCTCGTGAGAATAAGCCATCAGAACTGCGCCTCCACTACATAGATCACAAGAGACATGCCTAGTATCAAAAGGAACACACCGAACGCCATTTGATGTTGAGTATTCTTTGGTTCAAACATGATCCACCCCGTGCATGATCAAACGCTCCATGTACTCGGTCTTCGTTCTAAACTTCCCAGCCTTGAGACCTTGCATGAATGCCTTGAATGTCTCTGGCCTGACACGAAATGAGATGTGCTTAGAGCGTGTGCGCCGGCCATCCGTAGCCTTCTTACTCACTGTTCGTTTTGTTGTTACGTGTTTAGTTTTCATACTGCCTTTCCCTAGCTTGCGCCAAAGCTGTATTACATCTAAAACAAATACAATGCTACTTTCACATGTCAAAAGAAAACTAGCCGCATCGAAGGGTAAAGAGCTTGTAGAGTTAGAGGTCATGCGTACGTACAAGCCAAAGCGTGAGACCTTACATTTCAAGGATATTGGTATTGGATTAATTAAATCCATTGAGTTTATCAGTCGAGTAGGCGGTAACGGTGGGGCTAATCGCTATCAGTTTAAATGCCTAGTTGAGTTCAAGGTGGCTGATGTCGAAAAGTATGTAAGATTACAAGAGAATTTAAGGCGCATGACAGAAGACGATTATTAAACATAGGCACTTAAACAAGTTAGTCTATATGGATCTAAAAAAATATAGACTCTGGAACATTCATCGTACACACCGTGAGACTCCGGTCTTTAGGCCGGAGATGAAAGGTGTTGACAATTTAAATAATATTATGTATAAATAATGTGCTGCCTTTAAAGGGACTAGCAATTGGAAGTGGGTACTTTTACGAGTCATAAATCTCACTTTCGTAACTGGGAGAAGGTTGTCTCTCAGCGTTTAGGACATTAAACGCCGCTTAAGGGAATCCCCGTCGTTTACGGCGGGGAGGATGTCAACCGGCAATTCCGTACAGTTCGTTTACGATCAATGCGCACGATACGTAGAGTACCGCGCGCACTATTGCATAGTTAAAAAGGCAAGTTTTCGTCATTGAACCCATCAAAGGTATCTTGCATAGGAGGCAATGGCTGTCCATACGCGGACGGTGCAATCGGTCCGCGAGCAGGATCTTGCTGAGGTCTCTCAGATCTAGGTGCCATGATAGGACGGCTGACAGAATCTACGAGGATCTTGGTTGCCTCTCTGTTCTTGCCCTGATCATCCTTCCATGTATTGACCTCAAGCTCACCACGCACCTCGATGCGCATGCCTTTATGAAGCTGTCCCTGCAACATCTCAGCAGTACGACCGAGAGCTTTGATCCTATGCCAGCTAGTCTTAAACTCTTCTCCGTGTTTCTTACTCACGGCTAGAGTGAACTCCATGATTTGAAATCCGCCCTGAGTGACTTTTATTTCAGGCTCGTTACCGATGTTGCCCCTAAGGGTGACGCTGTTGTTGTAATTCATTACTCCTCACTCGCTGGATTCATGACACTCTGAAGTGTTTGACCATTATAGGATTTACGTGGACGACCTACTGGACGACGACCAAGTTTCAAAGACTTCTTTTTGCTAGATTTCTTTTCAGCTTTTGCACGTAGCTTTGTATCCTTTGTTTCTTTCTTTTCAAACTTAACAAGGGCCTTCATTTCTTTCTGAATGCGCTTTGTAATAGAATCGAAATCTTTACGCATGCCCTTCAATTCTTTAATGGTTGCTTTGCAATCTTTAATGATCATTTGTGTTGTTGTCATATTTTTTCCTCTTTCTTTAGTCCCGAATATTCTGCTGATTGATCAATGATTCTAGAGAAAACATCGGCATAGCTTTTCATCCCATTAGAATTAAAAGCGACCGAGTTTAAATCTATCTTCCCAATCAAGCCAGCGAAAAGCTGTATCATCGCATCAAACTTCTTTTCATCCCAAGGCTTTTGTTGTGGCTTAGTTTGGTTAACCGCCCGCTTCTGATGGGGGGCAAGGTGATCCACTGTAATTGTTTGAGTATCGAGCCAGCGTTGAATAGCAGAAAATTTCCAAACCTTCCTTCTTCCAATCCTCAGTGGCTTTGGGAATTTTCCATCCCTAACCCATCTCCAAAGATTTGTGCGGGATACTCCTGGCAAAATATCTTTGTGCAACTCATTAGTAAAAACAAGTCTATCTAATTTATTTTCCACGCAGTTCATTCTCATTATGGCTCTCTCTGATTTTTCTGAACGAATGAGCAACCTTCAATGCATCTTCAATCGTACATTCTTTAACGGTCGATATGAGTTCAGAGACTTGCTCTGGTTTAAGTTCACTCGAGGACTTAGCCCCATACGAGTTATAAATAAACTCTTGTGCTTGTTGTGCGTTCCAACCCTTCTGTCTGAACAAGGATACAAGTGGGCTCTCAGGTTGTGGCTTTGCAGGTTGCTGTACATTCTGCGGTCTCTGTTGTTGTTGTGGGCGTTGTGGCTGGCTTGCTGCCTGACCGTCATCATCATCTTGTGCAATCCCCACCATGGCCATTAAGGAGTAGCGCCTACCGTACGTGACACAGCTACCTAAAGACTGTGGGGACTTATCCTTCGGGGTTAAATCAAACTCATCCGAGAAGTACTGACCCGACTTGTGTGCAAGCATCGTGGTGATACGCACAGATCCGTTGTCTGTAGTAGAGGGAGACTGAATGACTGCGATGCCATTCTTTGCAAGCAACTTCCTGCACGCCTCATACACACTGGCAAGGGATGCAAAGGAGGATTTGAAATGGGGATTCTGGGAATCCTTTGTAGCATCTTCAATCTCACCTTGGACTTTAGATAAGGCGTCTGAAATTTCGTTAATTGATTCACTGTGCTTCATTTTAATACTCCCACTCGTGTGCGCCATTTGTGCGCCACAATTAGTATTGAGTCAACAATTAAAAGCGTTTACATTAACAATCCTAGATTTTAGGTGGGCTATAATGGAAGTACAAGGAGCAACAATATGGACTCGAAAGTCACAGACAAATTGTTTCAAGAGGGTTGGTCTGCAGCGATGTTAGAGATGGCCTCACAAGAGCCTCCTAAAAAGGTAATGACTGAGGAGCGCAGGAAGATGCTAATCGATCTAGCGGTCATGGGCTTTGAGGTTGATTTAAGTGACATCTAAGTTAAGTGTAAAAAAGATTATGGACGATGCGGCGAAACTCCTTAAGATCGTGCAGGCCATGGAGCGGCCTATCTTTAAACCCCGTACCCTCTCCAAAGAAGAGCGCGAGAGACAACGCATCTATGAGCTAGAGACCGAACAACTCAGATGGCAATACGGACAACCCGAGGATATAGACCCCGAATTACGTTAGGTGATCCTTGATTAATACCCTACACTTTTGATAACTCGATGACTCGTTGATGTTCTCCCGCCAACGGCATGGTGCTATTGGCGGGGTAACTCTAAACATCCTCCCACTCGCTCCAATCTTGCTCAGGTTCAATCGTTTTCTCGAAGTACGCCTGTTGCCTGATCCGCTTCAGAAGTTCCCTGTAATCCTTTGGTGGGGCTGTCCACTCAACCTCATCGTACTTAGCTAGGTCGAATGGCTTGTAGCTTTGGTTGAATTCATCCCCCATGGAGCAATAGTGCCACTAGCCTGCCTGAGCTGCGTAGCTTTCCACGAAGCGTGATGCATGGATTTTTTGTTTCATGGCTAGGTACTCCGGAGTGGCAGGTTTGGCATATGGATCATTCTCGATCTGCATCACCTTCCAGACAGCATCAGGAATGCCATTGGGACGCTTCAGGATTGGCTTGGTTAGGGTTACTTTGTAGCGTGAGGCTTGAGGGCTCATAATCGTCTCAATCTCTTCAGGCGGACCTTGTGGCGTTTCCGTCCCCGTTCCCTGAAAAGACTGAAAGTTTGAAGTTTCCTTCCCCGCTCTAGGAGATGATTTAGGTAAGGATCTAGGAACGGTACCACTTTCGGAACTAGCTCTTAGTACCACTTTCGGAACTAGCCTAGTGTCAGTTTCGGTACTAGCTATTTTGGAGCTAGTACAACTTTTGCTCCCATGCAAATACGGGAACGAGTAGCTGTTTGATTGATGCGAAATCCTCTCAATATCGATGAATCCCCGCATCTTCAAAATTTTGAGATGTTTTGTCAGAGTTTGTCGGCTGCCAATGCCTGACCGTTTCATTAGCTGTTCATATGAAGGGCGGCACGTTCCGTCTTTTACGAAGTAGTAGCTCCTCAGTGCCATGTACAAAGCCTTTGCTTGGCAACTCATGTCCTCAGCTTGCGAAACAATTGTCTCAACCTTTGTGTATGTGTCTTGATGTTCGGTCATTATCCCCCCGGATTTTTTTGTTGCGATATTTGTTCGAGAAGGGATAGTGGAAGTCACAATGATTTCCTGTCCCTTCATCGGACAGTTTTAGAAAGACTCGGGTCGCAAGCTCGGGTCTTTCGCATTTCTAACTACTCGCATCTGAATCGGAAATCAAATTCTTAAAATCTTAAGAACTTAATCACGTATGCTTAATGATGTGTACCCACTGGAACTCTAACTAGAATTAAATCAAAATTGTTGAGTAACTTGAATGATTGTGACGCATCTGCTAAATTAGTATGTTCAATGATCACCACTTGGAAGTATCGCATTAAAGATTCAGGTTCAGCAGGTAAGCAGTTAAGTCGTATGGCTAGAGCTGTAAACTTTGTTTGGAATTATTGTAAAGAGACACAAATCATTGCTCTTAAAAGAAGTTCAACTAAAAGAGTTATTGATAAAAAAACAGGTAAAGAAAAAATAATACCTAACTTCTTTTCTGGGTTTGATTTTAATTACCTAGTAGCAGGTAGCTCAAAAGAACTTGGATTAAATGCAAGTACTATGCAGGCGATTGCAGAACAGTACGCTAAAAGCAGAACTCAATATAAGAAATTACTTCGTTGGAGAGGTAGACATTCATTAGGATGGATACCATTTAAAAAACCATGCATTCAGCTTAAACAAAATTCAGTTATTTATCGTAAAAAAGAGTTTAAATTTTGGAACTCAAGAACATTACCTGATGATGCTAAAATCAAAGTAGGATCATTCACTCAAGATAGACTAGGCCATTGGTATTTTAACATCACTTTTGAGAGCGAAAGTTTGGCAATTAAAAGGTGGGGCGATCGTGAGATTGTGACTCAAGAAGTTGGAATAGATTTAGGAGTTAAAACTCTTGCGACTCTATCCAATGGTGAAAAGATAGAACGTCCAGATTTGAGAGCTGATTTTTTAGATAAAATAAGAAAGCTTGAGAGAACAAGAAAGTTCGCAAGAAAACAGCAAGCAAGAACTAAAATATATTCTAAATTACCAAAACAAAAACAGCTTACAAAGCTACAAGCAAAGATCGCAAACAAAAGAAAAGAATACTTACATCTAACATCTACTAAACTTGTTAAAGAAAATAAGATGATTGTAATTGGAGATCTAAGTTGCGCATTCATGAATCGTAATAAAAAAATGAGTGGCATTAGTTTAGATTCAGGAATTGGAATGTTTAGACAAATGGTACGTTACAAAGCCGATAGAGCTGGCGTTACCTATGTAGAGATCGATGAAAGGAACTCGACTCAGACTTGCTCTAGTTGCGGATGGCAACATCCAAAGCAAGCAAGGATTGGGCTTGGGGTAAGAGAATGGATTTGTGGCGGCTGTGGAGATCTTCATGATCGAGACATTAACGCTGCACGCAACATTCTCCGTATCGGACATGATACGCTGATCCGCCAGACTGCTTAGGCAATTTGGTTTAGGGAATCCCCTTCGTTTACGGAGAGGAGGATGTCAACCCCCCGGAGTTCGTGAATGTCGGCTTGTAGTCTATCCACGCCATTTAGAGCGGGTAAGATATTAAGGCGCACAAAAAAACCCGATGAGGACCATTCCCCACCGGGCTCAACAAGTAAACATGCAAACTCAATCGAATGCAGCTTAATCGTGAATTACTACTTATGTTTCTTCGATTTCAAGGCTTTTTTCTTAGCTTCGCTAGCAACTGACAAAGCAATCGCAATGGATTGTTCACGACTTTTTCCTGATTTAATTTCTGTGGAAATATTCTTCGATATGGTTTTCGAGCTGTAACCTTTTTTTAGCGGCATTTAATTTCCCCTTCTTTTCTTAACCTTCGTTGTTGATTTAGCAAACTTAAACGCATCTGCCATGGACGGATGCACTGGCTGAACCTCGGGAGTCTTCTTTCCACTGGAGGACTTAGGAACGCCTAGCGCTAGTGCAATCGCCTCATCCTCTGGAATGCCAGTCTTAATAAGCTCACGGATTTTTTTGGAGACGCTCATGTTAAAACTTTACAGGTCTTTACAAAAGTTCAAATCGTTTTAAGGTGGGGCCAATGGAAAATATCTCAGCTCTTACTGATCACCCACATTATACCTTCCACTGTCGGTGCAGCATCTGTGGCAGGGACGCAGTCGTACATGAAACGGAGACTCCTGACAGGTTGAAGTTCGCGCACTGCGAGCGCTGTGGCTTCTTTAGGCAATGGCCCTATTCAGACGATAGGCTCATCGGCTCACCTGCCTACTTAGATTCCTTAACCATCAGACGTAACGATCGTGAGTTTTACTGCGTCGTGTCGTTGAATCACATTGCTGAGGTGAGTGTTTACTTGAAGACGATCTTCATGGGTCTCCTGCCTCTTGGAAAGATTGAGTTGCACGCTACGATCTGTAACGAGCCGCCTAACTGGGCGGATGAGGCTACGTTCCATAGGACTACCCAGACAACCTACACGCTGGGGTGCTTAGTGGGTCTAGTGACTAGGGCAGGTATCTGCATAGAGGTACTGCAAGAAACTAAGGGAGTTGTGGTTTTGACGGGGCATAAACCTCTAGTTGTTTGACACTCCTTTAGTTTAAGATTTCTTACATGGTGACTCCCTGGTTAGACGCACAAACAATCCTGCAACTGACAATTGAACTAGGATCTGTACTCATCCTCTTCGGCGTTACCTGGGGGAGTTTTAAAGTGAAGCATGATATCGCAGTCACTCAGTTAGACGCTATGGAATCAAGATTAGAGAAACAGTCAGTTCAGATCTCTGAGTTGCATCACCACTACGTGTCGCACAAGCAACTGGATCAAGTTGTCTCGCAGTTAAAGATAGAGCATGATAGACTTAGAGCCGACATCCACGAGCTAAGGGGAGATACGAAGGAGATCTTGAGGATAGTCGCGAAACACACTTAATCTATGAGCACCATTAAAATATCCTGTTCAACCAAAGATTACCTACCACTGGACTCCCTTGTAGAGTTCCAAGGTGATCTAAAATCACTCTCAGAAGAGAACTATCAGAAGCTAAAATCAGAGATACTCCAGACTGGGTTCGCATTCCCGATATACGTTTGGCAATCAAAAGACGGTGTGAACTACATCCTAGGCGGCCATCAACGTACACGCGTTCTACGACGGCTCAAGCAAGAGAATTACGACGTGCCTAATGTACCAGTAGTACTCATTGAGGCGGACAACGTGAAGCAAGCCAAGCGCCGTATCGTGCAAGATGTATCCCAGTACGGGCATGTTGAAAAAGACGGCTTGTATGAGTTCATGAATGGCGAGAGTGAGCTGGGGTTAGAGGATCTTAAAAAGTCATTCGACATCCCAGGCGTTGACCTTGATTCATTCGCTCTTGAGTTCTTTGAGGACAACGCGGTTGCACCCGGTGAGGACGATGAGAACATTGAGCCTCCTGTGGAGCCGAAGTCAAAGCTAGGTGACCTGTGGACGCTAGGGAATCATAGACTCCTATGCGGTGACTCAACCATGATCGATGCGGTTGAGCGATTGATGGATGGCAAGAAAGCGGATATGGTGTTTACCGATCCGCCGTATGGGATAGGCATTGACGGCCAGAAAGAATCTCATAGCAAGAATCCAAAGCATAACCGTAAACATCATGAGTTTATGGGTTGGGATGATAAAAGACCTGATAAATCAATATTCGATTATATCTTATTTTTAAGTATACCTAGTATTATATTTGGAGGTAATTATTTCTCTGATCTTTTGCCACCTACTCGCGGTTGGATTTATTGGAGTAAAGGACAAGATGGTTTAACTATGTCTGACGGTGAGCTCGCATGGACAAACATCGATAAACCTCTGAGGTGCGTTACGGTGAATAGAGGTGCAATCGGCGAATCTTTTCACCCCACTCAAAAACCGATTAAAGTTATTAATTTCTGTCTAGAATATGCCGGTGATTGCCAAAAGGTATTGGATCTTTTCGGAGGATCAGGCTCAACACTTATCGCATGTGAACAAACAAAACGTCACTGCTACATGATGGAACTAGAGCCAAAGTACATCGATGTTATTTTAAACAGATGGTCGAAACTAACAGGTAAAGATCCTGTGCGTGACGACGGTGTGAAATGGAGTTCTCTCAATGGCTAAGCGTGGACCGAAGATTAAGACGGTTGACTGGGTTGAGTTCGACAAGCTTTGTGGCATACAGTGCACGCTCTCAGAGTTGGCGGCATGGTTTAACATATCTGAAGATACTATCGAGAGAATCGTAATACGCGAAAAACACTGCAAATTTGCGGAGTACTTCAACCAAAAGCGATCTAGAGGCAAAATACCTTTACGTCGTAGACAATATCAAGCTGCAATGGATGGCAACACAGCTCTACTCATTTGGCTAGGTAAACAATATCTAGGTCAATCAGAGAAAATTGAGAAGCAAGATATTGTTGATGGTATTAAATTTGTAGACACTGTTGATGATCCTTCGAAGGAATAATGCCTCTAGTACATGAGATATTATACAGTCCTCATGGAGCACAGAAGCCATTTCATAAGTCTACTAAGTTTATTAATGCGATCATAGGTGGGCTGGGAATGGGCAAGACGCACGCGCTTGTCATGCGTCACCTAAAGAACGCGGCCATCAATAAGGGACTGCCAGCGGGCCTCATGTGTCCAGACCTTAAGATGTTCAAGCGCGACGTGATGCCTACCTTCATGGAGATATGCGACCAGAATAATATCCCATTCAAAACGAATCTACAGGATTACACGATTCGACTCCCCACCTTTGGGAGTACGACCTACGTCTTTCATGATCAAGACAAGGGAAAGTCTATCCGTGGACCTAACCTAGCCTTTGGTTCAGTCAATGAGGTGACGTTATGTTCACAGGAGGGCTTTGATGCGTTCTTAGGAAGGATGAGGCTAGGTGCCGCCAAGCTGATTCAAGTATGCGCTGTTGGGACTCCTGAGAGCTTTGACTGGTTCCATGAGCGGTACGTTGCCAAACCAAAGGACGACGTGTCGATCTTCCATGGGTCAACCTATGAGAACAAACACCTCAATCCAAACTACGTTAAGAACCTAGAGAACTCCTACGATGAGCTGATGATCAAACAGTTCCTGCATGGGCAGGCAGTCAACCTCAATGGCAAGGCTGCGGCATGGGCGTTTGATCGCACGAGACATGTAAAGGTTATAGATAGCCTAGACACGCTTGAGAATGATCTGCCTATCTGGGTAGCTCTAGACTTCAACGTCAACCCAATGGCAGCGACGCTCTTCTACAGACTCCCTGACGGTATGGGTCCTAAGCTTTACGCATTCAAGTCGATCAAGCTCAGAGACTCAAATACCTTTGAGCTGTCAAATACCTTGAGACAGTTCATCGGTGATAGGCCGTGCGTTCTATTCCCTGACCCTGCAGGCGCTCACCGCTCAACATCATCTCACCTCTCAGACATTCAGATCTTAAGAGACAATGGATTCAACGACGTGCGTTACAAGAAATCAATACGATCTGTGAGAGATTGTTTGAACGCGATGAATGCAATGATGGGCCGAAATGAGATTCTATTTCACCCTGACTGTGTCGACGCCATCAAAGATCTAGAGCGTTGCGTCCTAAAAGACTCTGGTGAAATCGACAAATCTAAACCAGAATTAACCCACTGGTTAGACGGAATCAAAAACATGGTCGACTATGAATTTCCTATAGTTCGAGTAGACTCAAGATCAGTGAGGATCTCAAGTTATGCCTAGTCCGAAAGAGTTAGCTGAGTATATTTACACGCCTTCAAACATGGACCGGATCAACTCCGACCTGACAAGGTATGAGATTTACAACGGCAAACTCAGGGGCTCTATAGAGAAGGCAATCCGCAATGAGTTCATCTTGCAGGACACAGTCAAAGAACTCATCAACCGTGTCATCCCGATCAACATCACTCAAAAGATTATCAATAAACTAGGTGCAGTATATCTCTCACAACCACTGCGTGAGCCCTCGACCTTAGATGAAATAGATCAACAATCGATCAATACTTTAGAGCAGACAATGGAGCTCAACACGCGAATGAAGTTTTTAAATCGCATGTTTAAGCTAGCAAAAATGGCGGCGGTTGAACCTTATTTAAACGATAAGGGTATGCCATCCTTACGCGTTCTACCATCACACACATTTACTCCTTATAGCGATTCAAGCATTGAGCCCGAAGTTCCTACTCACATGATTAAACACATATTGTTTACAGGTGATAAGACAAAGGACCGTCACATTGTATGGAGTGCCACAGAACACTACACAATGAATGGTGAGGGGATCATCGTCTCTAACTCAGACAACCCAGACAACGTGAATCCATATGGAGCTATCCCTATCGTCTACATCAAAGACGGATTCGATAAGCTGATACCGTTACAAGATGACGACCTTATCTCAATGCAGATTGCGATATGCCTACTCCTCACAGACCTAGCATTCGCAACGAAGTACCAGGCATGGTCACTCATCTATTTGATCGGCGCTAAGTCAGAGAAGTTGTCGTTCAACCCGAACTCCGTCATTTCGCTAGACTTCCTACCTGATGGCAGCGAACCAAAGATCGGTTCTATTAAACCTACAGTCGATATTGACGCGATGCTAAGAGAAGTAGAAGCGCTTGTGGGGCTCCTACTTTCCACGAAAAACCTATCGGTCGGCAGCGTCTCTCTCAAGCTAGACGGGACCAGTGCGGCGTCAGGCGTGTCAAAGATTCTAGACCAGGCCGAGAGTACAGAGGACAAGCAAGATCAGCTTCAGTACTTTGGCGACTTCGAGAAACAACTCTTTGAGGTGCTCGCTAAAAACGTCATCCCGTATTGGGAATCACAGAACCTGATCAACCCAAAAGTCAGACTAGAATTCAGCCCTGACTTTGAGCTTTCAATCTCATTCCCTGATCAGAAGCCAGCTATCTCAGAGAAAGAGATCGTTGAGATTGAGAAGGCTAAGGTGGATGCGGCATTCACATCCCAGCGTTCAGCCATTCAGGCAGTGAACCCAGAGCTAGACAGTGACCAGATTGATGCACTCATTGAAGAGATTGCACAGGACAAGATCCGTGAAATGGAAATGATGACCGCACTTCCTTCATTCAACCAACCACAGGAGACGAGCAGTACCGAACCCCTGAATGCCTAAGCTTCGTATCAACATAAACGAAGTCATAGCGCAGGAGTCCGATGCCGATAAGAGGCGGGCCTTCACGCGCGCTGCACGCAATGATGCAGTCAAGCTTGAGTTCGGTGCACGTGTTGTGGATGAAATAATAAGGCGCACTCAAGAGGACAACGTAGACAAAACGGGTAAGAGCTTTCGGAAGTATTCAAAGGCGTACGTCAACTCAACTGACTTCAAAATCGCTGGCAAGGATTCTGGCAAGGTCGACCTCACACTATCAGGCGACATGCTGGGCACCATGCAAGTTCTAGAGACCGCTGGTCCTAGCGTTACCATTGGCTGGAACATTGATGTTGAAGATGAGAAGGCGGGCTTTCATGTCAGTGGCACTGGCAAGATGCCAAGGCGTGACTTTCTAGGGCTCCCCAAAGGCGAGCAATACACCATTTTAAAATCAGTACTCAGAGACGTTCCAGTCAGCGACGTGCCTAGGTCAGAGGTTCAATCCGCAGTCGACGAGGCAATCGACATAGAGGAGCCCTAATGCCTAAGTTTAAGAGCATTGAAGAGTTCAGGCAGGCGCTAGGCTCCTCTCTCAAAGAGGCGCTTGGTAGACGCACACTACTAACCATAGGCAAGCTAGCGCGTGAGTTGATCTACACCCGTACTAAACTTGGGTATGGCGTCACTGGCAGTGGAGACTCTGTTCAACGCCAACGATTGAAGCCACTGTCACCCTCATACAAGCTGGCACGTAAGGGTTACGCGCAAGGCGGAGCCATGTTTAACGCGACTGATCGTAACGGTAAGCGCAAGCTCGTTCAGTTTAAGACGGCGGGATCTAAGCCCACTGGCTTCGGCTTCTCAGTTAACAAGTCGAACCTCACCCTTACAGGACAGATGCTCGAGAACATCGTTGTCAAAGTGCAAGAGGCCTCAGTTGTACTGAGTATCGCGTCAACTAGCAGACCCGATTCAGAATTAAACAACCGAGAAGTAGCGGAACAAGTTTCAAAGGAGCGACCGTTTTTTGACCTTACTGAATCCGAACGCACGCGGATCGTAAATGAAGTGACGAGAATAATTCGTGCGGAGACTAGACGTTTCTGAAAGGAACTGAAATAATGAGTGAAGATAAAACTGCTACCAGTGGAGCAGAAGGGGCGACCAGTGGCGCTTCTGACAAGACCTACAATGTTGAGTTTGTGGAAAAGCTTAAGAAAGAACTTGAGCACCATCGAGCAAAGGCTAAGTCAGAAGAGGAAATGCGTCTTAAAGAAAAAGACGATTTTAAATCACTGGCTGAAATCAGAGCCCGAGAAGCTGAAGAGTGGAAAACTAAGTATTCACATCTTGAGCAGACCGTCAAAACCAACGCTGTAGAATCTAAACTCAAAGAGGCATTTCTATCAAAGGGCGGAAAGGCTGAATTCCTTGACGATGCTTTGAAACTAATGCCGAGAAGCGGTTTGGCAATTGATCCGGAAACCAATGTGGTTGTCGGAATCGATAATGCCATTAATGCGTTTTATGAGCGTCATAAATCGACAGGCTATTTTAAAACAGGAAATCCGATGGTGAGTCACGCTGCACCGGGTGTCAGTGGCCATGTAAGGCCGGACATTAGCAAAATGACTCAGCAACAGATGATAGACCAGCTTCGCAAGATGCACAGAAAATAATGCATCGAAGCGGGGTTTAAAAAAAAAGGGGGGGATTTGAACCGTCCCTCCCATTTAAACAAACGCCGTGGAGGGCATAATCATGGATCAGTTACTGACCAAAGCAGACATTGACGATGTAAGCTTAGAGCTTATCTCAAGCATTTTTCAATCCGAACTTATTCAAGCATCGGTGTTGGCACCAACAGTCGAGAACTTTACTTCTCTCGTACAAGATGGTGCAGACAACGTGAAAATTCCGCGCGCTGGATCTTTTGTTGTTGAGAAAAAACAAGCTGCTCAAAAAGCTACGAGCCAAAAACTTGTTATCTCGACTGACAAAATCAATTTCGACGAACACGCTGTCACTCAAGGTGTGATCGAAGATATCGCTTCGATTCAAGCAAACGTACCAGTCGTTGCTGAATACATTAAACGAATGGCATCAGCTCATGCGTTGCAAGTAGACAAAGACATTTACACACAAATGAAACTGACATCATCGTCGGCTCCTGATCACCGCATTGCATACGCGGCAGGTGGCGCTCCAACAAAGGCGGACTTCATTGCTGCAAGAAAATTGTTGAAAAAACAGAACGTGCCTAATGACGGCCGTTGGTACGCAGCTGTGAATCCAGACATGGAAGCTGTCATTGTGGGTCTTTCGGACTTTGTTGACGCTGACAAATGGATGAGCGGATCTGAACAAGTGAAATCGAACGGAATGCTCGGTCGTGCATACGGCTTCAACATTCTGACTTCAAACGTTGTCACTGATGATTACATGATTTTCTACCACAGCTCACACGTTGGTATCGCTTTCCAAAAACAAGCGCGCCTACAAGAGCAGTACAAACTTGAGTATCTCGGCCTGCTCTTAAGCCTTGATCAATTGTACGGCGTAAAAGTCATGGACACCGGGAAACGCGGCGTTCTCGTTGGCAGCGCATCTTAATTGATTAGGAAAAGAGGATAAGACGATGATTAAGAAATATGAAGAGCTGGCAAAAGAATTCGTCTATGACTTCGCTAAAGACGGCGGAGCTATAGGCTCAATCTCGATGAAAGCTGTTGATCCAAATGGCGACCTTCTCCCAGAAGGTTTTGTCATGACAGATGCAATGCTTTTTGTGGAAACGGCCGTTACATCGGGCGGAACTCCAACGATCACCTTCGGTAACACATTTGATACAGATGGTTACTTCGCAGACGTATTCGCACTTGTCGGTTCGGCAAATGCAATCGTTCGCGTAGGTCAAGTGGACGGAGCCTTGATGTGGGACAGCACCGCTGATGCGAAAAAAGGTTATCGCATTAGTTCGGCAGCAAATACTCAAGACCTGGTTATGGCGATTGGAACAGCGACTTTGTTGACTGGAAAAATTCGCGTAATCGTCAAAGGGTACTTCCCAGGAACGTTACAGCGCGCTTAGTCGCTCATAGTGGCAGTGGGCCCTTGGAGATTCGTCTCTTTGGGTCCATTGTTTTATTATGTCTGTACGATTAATTGCAAAACCTCTTATTGGATCGAGTGAGCGTCAGGTTCAAATGATGCTGCTTATCTATCAAGTCAAGAATGGACGGGAGTGCAGAGTCATAAACGCTTATCAGCGCAAAGACGGCAAGACTGTCCTATGGTACGTGGACGAGATATCCAATGAAGAGTTCACGAAAGAGATGGCGTTACTTAAGCCTCCTGAGGTGACTAAGAAATGACACTGAGTCCTGCTTTAGGTGACAGAGAGTTTTTTAAGTTCTGCGATACAGTGGACGGTCCTGCCGTACGCGTATGCGGTTCTGTATCAATCTCTTCTACTCCTGCAGTAGGTGAATCAGTTGTCTCTACTTACGATGAGGTGACATCACTCACGTCAGGAATTTTGACAGACGTTGTGACCTATACTGTGCCCGCTGGAAAAGAAGCGTATCTGCAACGCGTAACTTTCAATGGTCAGAATATAGCGACATACACTTTGTTGAATAATGCTGTGACTCTTAACAAACTAAACACCTATTTTTCAGGGCCTTTGTTTGGAGAGTTTAGTTTTTATACAGCCTCACAAGAGGGATTAAAGTTAATCGAAGGAGACGTGATTACACTTAAGGTTATTCATTCCAGACCCACCATGGGAGACTTTCATGGAATGGTACAAGCGTTGGAGGTCACACTGTGAGCGATGTATTAGCAGAGAAGAAACTTAAAGCTGAGTTGTTGAGAGTTCAGTCTGCAAGAGCAGAGCTAGAGGTCAGACAAGAAGAGCTGAGTGGCGAGGTAAAAAGACTAAACGACCTCATTGAAATACAGGCGACCAAAGAAAAAGAATTGATTGAACGGATTAATAAATAAGGGGAATGGAAAATGAGTGATTACAATTCTGGATTACCAATTAGAACACAGGCCGACGGAACCGATGAGCGGCTCCACGTTAAGATTGTTGACGGGACGACTCCTGCACAGCGTGCGATTGTAGACACGGACGGTAACGTTCATATTGAAGTGCACGGCAATAACCCTGCCGGAACTGACACAGTTCTAAAGCTTTCTGAAGACGGGTCTTCAAACAACAACGGTCGGTACAACGCGACGACTAACTCCATTCCTTCGAGCACTGGACTTATCGGGCATGTAAGAGGCGCAACACCGGGCCTTGCAGACCTAACAAACCCACTCACCTCGATCACCAATGGAACAGTCCACGCTCTCGACATCTCTTTGTATGACGAGGCTGGCGCTCCATTCACAGACTTGAATCCGTTGCCTGTGTACATGGCAGCTGATCCGGGGACTGAAGTCGTTAATTACGATACCGCCTCAGCCGTGGCAGCTGGAGCTTCGAGCAACCATTCATATGCTGTTCCAACTGGAACATTTGAAGTGCATAAAGTATGGGGCACAAGCTCAGGCAAATTAAAGATTGAGGTTCAATGGAGTACCGATGGCGTAGCATTCACTACACTCGCAGTTGGATTTAATTCTACAGCGACCCCGAACATCGATTTAGAGTTTTCTGTTCCTTATAGTCTCGCCGGTTCAGGGACGAGCAGCATTCGAGTTATTCGAACTAACAGGGATAATCAGAGTGCCGACCTGTATACAACTGTATTTGGAGTGATTAAGTAGCAATCATAGATGTATACTCTGCATATGATTAAAACATTTGTATGCAGAGTATGCCTAAAAGAAAAGAATAAGGTTGGGAATAGTTATCGTAATCCAGCCGGTGAAGGCAGCGCTTGCGGGAATTGCAGAGCTAAATATTTAAGAAGAAATAATACTGCCTTCAGAGAAGCTGAGCACTTAAGAAATAAAAGCGAAGGGGCCAAGCAAGCAAAGAAAAAATGGCAAGATAACAATAAGGATAAGAATAAAGAGTATCGAAAAAAATATCGAGCTTTAGACCCAGAGAAGTACAGAAAAAGTTTTAAAGATTGGTATGATAAAAATAAGAATTTGAAGACGTATCTTGATAAAAAATCAGCCTACTTTAGGCGGAAAGACAGCATTGACCCGCAATATAGATTAGCTATGATGATAAGAAAAAGAACCAATTCTATGATCAGAAACAATTTTAATAGCGGCAAAATTGTCGCTATGCTTGGAGTTTCTTGGACTGATTTTTCTTTTTATCTTGAGTCTAAATTTAAAGACGGAATGAGTTTTAAAAACTATGGGCAATGGCAGATAGACCACATTAAGCCTCTTAGTAGTTTTGACTTAACAAATAGTGAAGAGTTTTTTAAGGCTGCAAACTATTCAAACATTCAGCCTTTGTGGGTTGAAGATCATTTGGAAAAAACAAAAACTGAAATAAGGTCTAATAAAGGTTTGGGGGAGTTTCGGGTGCGCTCCTTAGGCTCCCCCAATTTTAAACTATGGCTGATTTAACAGAGCTCCAAGCATCACAGACCGTAAAGATAGTTGGATCTAACACGTCCGGTGGAGAAACTAACTTCGCTGCGGTAGATGCTGACCAACGCTTGGCAGTACGTGCAATTAGTGAGCAAGAGCATAACATTGCGAGACCGACGACTAGTATTCTTATTGGCGGTAGTGACCTCACTAACATTATTCGTCCTGTACAGGTGGATGACCAAGGAAGGCTTGTTACATCAGCCCTCACGGGATTTGGTGCGGCCTTTCGCTTCGGGCAAGTCACAACAGCAGCAACGACTGAGGCTATAGTACGCTCAACGACTTACACACAGCCAGCCTCTCAAGCTCGGCGTTCTGTCTCATCAGCTAACGCCAACGACTCTTCAGCGGGTACAGGCGCACGCACTATCATGATTGAGTACTACGACAACACGGGCGCGGGCCCATTGTTTGAGACGATCACGATGAACGGAACTACTCCCGTCAATACAGTGGCAACTAACATCAGATTTGTTGAGCGCATAAAAGTTGTGACGGTTGGATCGACTGGATCAAACGTGGGCATCATCACATTATTTAATGCCACTGCAGGAGGCGGTGGAGCGATAGGTACCATTGGTGCAACAAATAACCGAACATTCTGGGCGCACCATTATGTCCCTCTTAATAAGGTCATGAACATTACAGGTGTGAGCTGTTCGCACAACGGGACGACAGTTGGTAGCGGTGCAGTGTTCACGGTGAAGGCAACTACCCCACTTGTCGCTAATTCACCTCTACTCCAAGAGTCTGACTTTATCAGGTTGTATGGGCAATCCAGTACGTTCAGTCGCGTCTATCAATCACCGATCAAGATCAGTGGATTTGCGAGAGTAGAAATTTACGTAACGCCGGAGACTTCGAGTTCGACCGTTTATCGAGCCGCATTCGATTTCTTTGAGCCTTAGAGGAAATTATGAGTATCGTTATC